TCATGTTTGCACTTTTCTAATAGCTTCAGCCACATATTTTCCTTTGCAGGATTGGCATTGTAATAAGAGTTCGAGGTGAAGGTCATAATTAGTGGTTTCGAGTTTAATTATTTTAAGATCGCCTCCGCATTCACATTTTGTTTTTTCGACGTTTTCCGGTGAGCATCGTCCGATGTATTCTCCGGTTTTATGATCTGCGAAGAAAACTGTACCAAAGTTACTAAGATCGATTTCGTATGTTGTTCCAATTCCTGTAACCTGTCCATTTTTATTCCTTAGTATTTCAGTCTTTATCTTTTTCATGTAATTCTCCTTCAAGGTCTTGTAGATTGATTGTTGGGTAAGGATCGGAGTGACAAACTTTAGTATTTTTTTCTGGAGTGCGATATCCATGAATAACTCTTATGATGCAGTCGTTAGAGGAAGTGAACTCTTCCGTTGCTTTGAGACCTTTTGATTTGTTTTCGATTGCGTCTGCATATTCTCTTAGGGCTTTAGCGGTGGCCATAGAGAAAAGTTCATTTTCGGTACAGAGTTTTTGAACCATGATATTGAGTAATCTAAACATTTTCATTTTAATCCTCCTCGATTTGAAAAGAGATAACAGTAATTACTCTGATAATTTGTCCGTCTCCTTTACAGCAAATACAGTCTATTGATGGTAAGTACGGATCGATCCCCGTACCTCCACAATAGGTGCAAGTTTCAGTAATTCTAATTTTCATAATATCTCCTTAAACATAAAATTTTATTTTTTATCTTGGTATCTTCTGAATGAAAATAGTTTTGGGTCGGCTGTTTTGATTATTTTATGGTGAAGATCAAGATTTAGTGTAATATCGGAAGTCAAGACAACCTTAAGAACCTTTTCACCTAAGATCGGGTAAAAGATGTTCCCAGGAAAATCGGCGGCATTTTTAGCATAAGTGTGATAATAGTATTTATTGATCCAGTCTGAAAAATTATGGTTATTTTCGAAAAATCCATAAGAAAGTAATTCATTAAAATACCCGCATGAATATATTTGAATATTGTCTATAGGTCTTTCATTATTTGCATATCTGATGGCGTTTAGTCCATGCTTTGTTCCCAATCTTGGCGCGGTTAAATAATCGTTTCCATTACTGATATATCTCATAATTTTAGCAAATTCACTACCTTCTGGAAACAGGCATACATAAATTAAATTTTTAAGGTTTAGCTTTTTTATGGTCCAGGATAACATCCTGCTATCATAGCCACTTGAATGAAGAATAATATGATACTTACTTTTATCCCAGGTTTCAAGAACAGTTTCCTTAAATGCTTCAATAAATTTTGAACAAAATTCTTCCTCTGATATTTTTATTGATCGCAATGGAATTGAAGTTATATTTTCATAATCTTCAAAAAGTTTTTCAGGCGGAATGATGTCTCCAATTACTTCTTCGTTGCCAAATCTAACTTGTTTAAATTCTATTAATTTCATTTTATCTCCTAATAGATTTTTTTGTTATAAGTTGCTTCTTCCGGTGGATTTGCGAAATCCTCGAACATTAACTTTGGCTTTGGTTTCTTCTTCACCGGAATATGATCAATGATATTTCCAAAAAATTTTAGATCACGCTGCAATAGAACATGGCAATCTTCAAACGATACTCCCCAAATCTCAAAAGGATTAAAACCGTTGAATTCTTTGAACCTGATCGGATTAAGATAATATTTACAGAAAGCAAAGATCGAAACATAGGCGAATTCATAAACCCTATATTCGCTGTAGTAGAGGTTTTTAAGGTCTTCAAGATAATCTATTAACTTTCTGCTTTGAGTACAAGTGCAAAGTATTCTTGACATTGGGTACATCATTAACTCATTAAGGTTGCCAACTTTATATGACATTTGACCAGTTAATCCGGAAAATTCTTTTGTTTCTTCTTCAAATCTTGGTGTAGTGTGAGCGAAGAGATTTGGAACTTTAATGTATCCTGAAATACAGTTGTTGCAGCCTTCATAAAGTTTTGTTTGTGTTTTATTCAAGGTTTTATTTTTCTTAAACACGGTCCAGGCAAGATCAATAAGTTTTTGCGGAAATGGCTTTGTCTTTCCGGTATTTTTGATTATAACTTCCATGAATTCCTGATAGGTTATACCTTGGGGAATTTTTCTGAAAATTATTTCCTGCTCATCATAACTATACGCCCATTTTTTCTTCTGCTCTAAAGCAGTAAAGAATCCTTCTTTATCCGAATCAATCATTTTGACCCTCCAATTTTTATATTTCTAAACTGATTTGCTTTTCTTCGATGAACATTCTTTCAACGTAAACTTCAGTACGAGGATTTTTTTTATCAAAGAAAACCCTGCTGCCGTCCGTACTGATAACACAGGTTGAGTTATCATCCATAATAAACCTTGCTTTAACTAAGATATCACAGGTAGCTTCCAGAAGATTTACAAGATCAACTCTTCTTTTTGTTTCTCTATAGTACAACACTCTCAAATTTATCTGATCAAATGGTGTTCTTACCATTGGAACATAATCTAACGCTTTCTTCTGATACTTCTTGAAGATATCGGAAGGAAGAATTATTATTCTCCATCCAAGTTCCATGTGATGATGATATTGTTTTTTATAATCCTTTCCCCTTATGATTATCGGAATAGGATTATTCTTTTTGGGCTTTGGATCACTTGGAATAGTAAATTGTTTTAAAAGTTTATACCTCACAGAAACATCATCGTAAAGTACAAATCTACCATTATCATCTTTTCGAATTATCGGAATTCCACCTTTTCTTAATACTTCATACCTCTGGAACATTACTTACCTCTGAATTCTCTTAATACCCAATCCCGCGCCTTAGCTTCCCAATCTTTCATTTTAGTTCTTTTGTTCCCCCCCGCCATATACGTCCAATTACAATCTTTAGAGCTATAGAAATTAACAAACTTCTCTGATAGTAAACGAATTGCATCGTAGCTTATATCATATTCTTTATCATAACAATACTTGTTTAGATAATTAGAAACATCTAAAACATCTGGAGGATTTTCATAAACAAATTTTTCAATTTTTGGGTTTTTTTCTTTTACACTTTCTTTTTCTTTTTCTTTTTCTTTTATTCTTACATTCTTACATTCTTTACTTCTTACATTCTTGTTAGTGTTCACTCGTTGTTCACTCGTTGTTCGTTCGTTGTTCACTGGTTGTTCAGTTTGTTGTTCACTATTTTGATATTGTTCCCAATTAAGTATTGATATAAGACGATTTGAGTTAGTAGTTTGTTGTTCAATCTGCTGTTCGATTTTGAAGGTTTTTAAAATTCTTTGAACCTTGCTCTCAGAAATGTTAAATTTGTCGGCTATTTTTTTTCTACCAGTGATAAGCTGCCCCGGGCATAACACAATTTTTTCTTTATTAAAAAGCATATCTATTTCTTTATGTGTTGCTTTCAATAAAAGATAAATCCAAACCGTAAAATAATCCTTGTCTTTACACACGATAGGATTGTCTAAGATATCTCGATGTATTTTAATCCACCCCGACATATCACACCTACTTATCTTCCGGTTTTCTAACGAGCCAATCTAACACTTCAGACCAGACAAATTTTTTGTGTCCTCCTCCAGCAATATTGTAATATGGCATTCCCTCCTTCATCCACCTAACAGTAGTATGATATGTACTTGGTAAACCGATTTCTTTTAACTTCTTCTCTAATTCAAGCTGAGTAATGTAGATTTTTTCTTCCATTTATTCCTCCTATTTAAAAATACAAAACAATAAAAGAGTTATGGCTTATTCTTGTCTATATATTTTTTCATAATATTTCACATAAATGCGTAATATGTAGAAATAGCAACAACTTACAAATAAAAATTACTTGACTTTATTATGCCAAATTACCTACGAGGTTGAATGTGTCATAAATAAGTGACAAGGAAGTAAAAATGTCGGCTGCTCTGATCAATATTCACTCTGGAAAACAAACAGAATTTATTAGATCAACAGCAGACCGTTTATTTTTTGGTGGAGCAAGGGGCGGGTCGAAAGGACAACCCCTGGATTCAATTATATACACTCCCTTCGGTCAAATAAAGATGGGTGAAGTAAAGGTCGGTCAAAAAGTATGTACTCCGAATGGAAGAAACGCAAATGTCATTGGAATATTCCCTTTGGGAGAAAAAGATATTTATGAAGTAACCATGCAGGACGGCGGTAAAACAAGAGTCACGGAAGATCATCTTTGGAAATATAGTATATCTTGTCACAACTGGAGAAAATCAAAAGTTGATTGGAAACTTGCACTAACAAGCCAGATAATTGAAATGATGGAATCTGGCAAAAGAATAATGCTTCCGGTTACAATGCCGGTTCAATTTACAAAATCATACAAATGTGATATGAGACCGCTTCATCCATATTTTTTAGGATTACTTCTTGGTGATGGGTGTATGACTGGAACTGCAAGAGTTGGATTAACTACCGGAGATAAACAAATAAAAGAATGGATATCTGAAAATTATGATGTTGCAAATATTCTAAAAGTTAAAAACCAATACGAAATCAAATTTGATAATTCTGGTCTTACCGAAACTGCTTTAAAAAAAATGGATTTAATCGGAAAATATTCCGACACTAAATTTATACCTAAAAGTTATCTTTGGGCTCCTGTAGTGGACAGATGGGAATTGCTTCAAGGTTTAATGGATACCGATGGTCACGCCACATCGGATGGTAAGGCATATTATACATCTGTGTCTAAGCAATTAGCCGAAAATGTAAGATTTTTAGTAAAAAGTTTAGGCGGAAGATGCACGATGACGGTAAATCCGGCGGGATATAAAAAAGATGGCGTATATATTGAATGCAAGGATGCCTATGGTCTTTATATTAGGATGAGAGATAATAGTAAATTATTTAAGCTTAACCGCAAAATAAACAAAGGTGGATTAAATAACGGCGGGAATGGTGAACTGAAAAACAAAATAGTTTCCATAGTAAAAGTTGGCAAAGAACAAGCACAATGTATTAAACTTGATAGTGTTGAAAGTCTGTATTTAACTGATGATTTTATAGTAACACACAATACTTTCGGTGGATGTTATAAAGCAGCATATCAGGCCAGAACTTATCACTACGAAGATGCAGAAGGTGAAAAGATAGACAGAAAGAAATATTTGGGACAAATAAAAATGAACCTAAATCCTCGAATAATTGTTGATACAGTTTCGATCGACTATCCTGAATATAAAGCTTTAATTATCAGAAGAACTTTCCCGGACCTCGAAATTAACGTAAGACCTGAATGTGATAAATTATATTTGAAGGATGCTCATGGAAATCCTTTTGCCTATTGGCTTGATAAAAAGAAATGCTATGTTTTTCCCTCTGGAGCAAAAATTTTCCTCGTGCATTGTAGAGACAGAAATGCTTTAACAAAGTATATCGGTGGTAATAACCATTTTGTATTTATCGATGAAGCAAATCAATTTCCTTGGGAATGGGTCGAAGATATCGGTTCAAGTGTAAGATCGTCAAATCCATTATTAAAAGCTCAAATGATATTAACGTCTAACCCTGGGGGTATCGGACACTATTGGCTGAAATCAAGGTTTGTTGATAACTGCCCTCCAGTGGAATTGGGTAAGAAAATTTTCTACAAAGAATTCAATGTTTCAATCCAACCTTACGCAACGGCCCCTTCCTATATCGATCCAGATGGTGTTGAATGGCAATTTATTCCGGCAACTGTATTTGACAATCCAAGCCTTTTAGCAAATCCAAATTATGTTAATGTTCTGAAAAACATAACAAATCCTGTCAAAAGAGCAATGTGGCTCGAAGGACGTTGGGATGCTGCACCTGGATTATTCTTTGATAATTTTATTTATGATGATGCTCATGTTTTACAGCAAAAAGATTTTATTTTTGATAGAGATTTTTCAACCAATACACACAACTTTTATAGATTTATAGATTATGGTACCAAGAACGCGACGGCTGTATTATTCGCGGCTGTAAATAAGAAAACTGCAAAAATGGTAATATTCGACGAATTGATTATGCGCCAAGGAAATCTCGTTAAAGATGAATTTGATTTCGATTTTGATGTTTCAAGCGCACCTTCAGTACAAGCAAGAATGATATTGGCCTATACAAAATCGCGACACCCTTATTTACATGAAGCAGATTTTGAGGAAAATATTGCAGACTCAGCAATGTGGCAAAAAACATCCGAAAAGAATAACGAACTTTATAGTCCTGCTGAATTATTTGAAGAGGCTGGTTTAGAATTAACTTCTTGCGGTAAAAAAGAAAGAGTTAATGAAGCAGCAATAGTTTATAACAGTTTTGTTCCTTTAGAAGATGGAATTCCAAGAACACAGATCACAGAGAATTGTCTTTATTTAATAGAAACAATTCAATCTGCAGACCAGAATCCAAATAACATTGATGATCTCGACACTCAGGGAGAAGATCATGCTATTGACGCTCTCAAATATGGTTCAAAATATGTTTTTGGAACCGTTACAGAGCAACCAAAAAAAGAACCTGGCTGGAGAAATGAACTTAAAAATGAAATCAATGATCAGCAAAATGGTCACAGTTGGCGGGCGGCATGAGAGAAAAAATAGTACCAATAACAAATTATGAAAATTTTTATGCTATTAGTAATTATGGTTATGTGATTAGCTACCATCATAAAAAACAACATATATTAAAACCAATGAAGAATAAGGGTGGATATTTGTTTGTACAATTATCACATAAAAGTGATTGGAAAAATTTCCAATTGCATGCACTTGTTTGGGATCACTTCGGAAATGAACAGAGGAATGGACATCAATTAGAAGTGGATCATATTGATGGAAATAAACTAAACAATCATATAAATAATCTACAAATTTTATCTGCCAGGCAAAATTCAGTAAAATATCGGGAAACACAAAAAACATCGAGTAAATATATTGGCGTGTGTAGGGATAAAAGAAGAGAAACATGGTATTCGAGAATTAGGCATAATGGAAAACAAATATATTTAGGTAGTTACAAAAACGAATATGACGCGTATTTAGCTTACCAAAAAGCACTGAAGGTGATAGTATGAATTATGCAAAAATGGAATATGATCCAAGAATAGAAAAAGTTTTAAGGCTAAAAGATTATAGTGCTTCAGCTTTTAATGATGCAAGAAAATCTTCCGAAAAGGTTATGAGATATTTGAACAATACCCAATGGACTGATGCTGATATTGCTCAATGCAAAAAACTCAAAAAACCATATCTTACTTATAATATTATTGTTCCAATTTTTGCCGCCTTGAAAGGTCACGAAGAACTAATGAGGCGCAGACCTAAAATAAAACCTATTAACAACAAAGAAAGCCATATTTCACAGATTTTACAGGGCAGATATAATGCCTTAATGAATGAACAGGATTATGTAGAAAAAAGACTTTTAGTCTTTATTGACGCTCTGGCTACAAGGATGGGTGGATGGATTCAAAGAGACGTTGCCGTTAATGAGTTAGGATATCTTGATTTCCATTATTCTGTACCGAACAATATGAGAATTTATATTGATCCTGAAACGATGGCTTATGATCTTTCGGATTGCCAATGGATTATTAAGGAAGCATGGTATTCTCTTGAAGAAATTCAGGATAAATGGGGAATAGATAAAAACCTCGTTTATAAAGATGCAGATTTAAAATGGTGGGATAAAGTTGTTGATAGTATAAAAAAAATGACTTCTTCTTCATACAGTAATGAAGATCATTTTGATAAGCAAAACGATAAGTACCGCGTCTATGAAATGCAGGAAAGAATTATTCATCCATGCTATATTCTTTTCAATGGTAGCGATTATGCCTATGTTTTTAAAGATGAATATGAAAAATCAAAAGAACTTTATGCGGATTATGAGATAATCATGTCCGATACAAAACGAAGATTAAAGATTACTACAATTTGTCCATATTTTGAAAAGGTAGTTTTACAGGATAGTTTTAGTCCTTTGCCTACAAGTAATTTTGATGTTTTTCCAGCATGGGCCTTTAACTATAATATTCAAAAATCAGAAACAACCTGTCTTGGTGAAATGCTGATTGATCCACAAGATGATTTCAATGTTGGGATGTCTCAAATTAGAGAATTTGTAACGCAGTCAATTAGCTCTGCCTTATATGTCCCAAGGGATAAAGCCCTGAGCCAGCAAATAAAAGAACATGGAAACACCGCCGGTAATGTTTATGATGTTAAATCAAAAGATCATGCACCTTTTAGACTTCCTCCAGAAAATATGCAGCAGGAAATTTTTAGCTCACCAAATAATTCGGTTAATTTTATTGGTATTATTTCAGGCGTTCAAGATGCAATTTTAGGTAGAGAAGGAAAATCTTCTGAGTCCGGAGCATTAAGAGAAAAGAAATTACAACAGGCAACTGCTTCTGTTAATGACTTTTTCCACAATATTTGGCTAATGGATTTATTGATAGCAAAAGACTTTGTTGATTTATTCCCTTATGTTTACAGTGAAAGAGATAGATTAATTAGAATTAAACAGGCAAATGGACAATTCGAGGAACAAATTATAAATCTTGAACTTGGAGGACAAATCCTCAATAATGTTGAAAACCTTTCTATGTATGTTGAAATAGATGAAGGCGAAGATAGTGTTTCGGTTCAAGAGGATTCATTTGAAAAATGGTTAGCCCTGGCAAACGTAATAGCTCAAATCAATCCAGCTTTTGTAGATGTTAAGGGATTAGTAGCTGAAGCACCTATACCAAATGTGGACTCATGGATTGCTCATATTGATAAAGTTTTACAAGAAGAAGGTGTTGATTCAGATAGAGCTAAAAATTTAGCAGAAATTAAAATGCAGTTAGAAAATCTTAAAATCGAAAGAGATATGATAACGGACGCTGAAAAAGTTAAGATCGAAGCCAAAAAAGCACAAAAAGAAAATAGTAAGCCTATGGCTAAGGCGAGTTAATCTTTAATCCAATAACCGCGACGCCTGTATAAACAGAGGACGTCAGGAGGAAAAAATGCCGAAAGAAGAAAAAGAAAGAGTAATCATCGAGGAAGAAGGTAAAATTTACGCTCGTGTTCCAGAGGAAGAAGAAGAAGAAGTAAAAGAACCGGAACACGAATTCACCGACGAAGAACTTGCAGAAGAACCAGAAGAAAACGAAGAAGAAGAACCGGAAAAGGAAGAACCAGAAGAAGAAAAAGAACCAGAAGAAAACGAAGAAGAAGATAAACCTTCAGATCAAGACCAGGAGATCAAGGAAAAGTATCAGGGTAAAAGTGCCGAAGAGTTAGTTAAAATGCTCGATGATCGCGATAAAACCATTGGGAAACAGGGAACGGAACTTGATAAGTACCGCAAACTCGATCCAAAGGAAATGTCAAAAGACGAATTGAAAGAAAAACTCAATTCTACCGATCTTCGACAGGGGTTACTCACCCTTAAAAAACAGGTTCGTGCTGCACGTCAAAAACTGGATGAAATGGATTCAGATATTGATGGCGAAGAAAAAGTAAAGGCAGCCGAAAAAGAACTCAATGAGCTACTCGACGCCCAGGACTTAATTGAAGTCGATCTGGCCGAGAAGAAAACTGAAGAAGGAATAAATAATAAACTGACTTCTGAAACAAACCTTAAATTCCTGAAAGAGAAGAAGTCTGAATTTGAAACTAAGCTTGGCATTCCAGGTGAAGAATTCGATAAAATCGTGGATGCTTCCAAAGGCTATATTGGGAATGACGGACAAATCTCAATGGATGCTTTAGGTAAAGGCATGATCGATTTGAAGAATTTTGAAGGTGTAGCCAAACTATATGAAATCTCTGGAAATAAAAAAGCTCGTGAAGAAATCAAAGACGCCTCAACCAAAGTAGAGAAAAAAGTCTCAACTGTGACCAAAGGCGGAAAGAAAACTAAGTTGATCCATGTAACCGACGATATGTCAGACAGAGCAGTCAAAAGTATTGTTGGCAACATGTCAAACGACGAGCTTTTTGAAGATTAATAATTGGAGGCATTATGCCTATTGATCAAGACAGTAAACTTAATCTCGCGAAAGTCGATGAAAGGATGTATCGCAAGGTTAATGATAATCTTCTGTTTGCCAATCTGATCGGACTTCAAAAACCCGATGGAGAGGACGAAAATGGACAGAAGAAGTACAAAGCTTCCGGCTCTATCATTGAAAAATCAACAGTTCCCATAAATTTCAGTGATGGCGTTGATCATGGTATTCTTACTATGGAAAACGACCTGGTTGGTGATCCTCTTTATGGTGATACAGCAGCAGCAGGAACCGGTGAAGAATGGGCGTGGAATCACATGCGCGTACACGTTAATCAAACGCGTAAAGTTGTTAAAGTCAAATCTGGTGACATGAGCGAACTTCGTGGAAACAGATACAAAATTCGTGAAAGAGCGCGTCCGAAACTTGAACAATGGTTCGTTGAGCAGCAAAACGCTCATTATATTCAAGCGATCTATGAAGGTGCAAGCCGAAACCTTACAACAGGAACAAACATTGCCAAAAATGGAATTGGTCTTTCTGCACGTTATCCGTCAAATATGTACTATCAGTCTGCTGATGGAACATTTACAACCGTTGGGACAGCAAGCTACAGTAAAACTGCCGCTGAGATCGATACTGCCTCTGGAACGGCAATGACACCAATGACCAACAAAACTATTGAAGCAGCCGCATTGCTTTGTCAAGAGTTGAAGATCGGTCAAGCTGCCATGTATCAAGGAAAAAAAATGTGGGTGTGGGTAGTTTCTCCATATCTTATCAAATATCTCCGAGTTAATGACACTTCCTGGAGAGCTGCTGAGGTTGCTTTTGCAACAGGGAAAAGAAGTAGCGATAGTCCACTTGTAAGCGGCTGTATCAATGCTTATGGTGGCTTCCTTTGGATGGTTGATATGCTGGCAGTTCGCCCCTGGGACTCTGATATCCAAAGCTTTGCTGGAGATAATGGCTGGAGAGGAAGAGGTACTTATGCTTCCGGAGAAGTACATGATTGCTCTTATATCATGGGTAAAGGTGTTTTGGCCGTTTCTGAACCAAGAAAATATCGTCTTAAAGAAGAATCGGAAGATTTTGATTCCGATATTGAAGTTTGTGGAAGTATTATCGATGGTATCGAACGAGTTGATTTTGTATCTTCATCTAATGACGCTGCTTTCTTTGCAAAAGGAAAAACAGTATTCACTCCGTTGGCTACAGCATACGAAGTTATCAACAATCAGCTTTTGATGCTTATGATTGACAGGGTATAAGGGGAGGTAAATTATGCAAACACCTTATGCGATTAAAAAACAAAAGAACACTATGTTCAAGATCAAGACAGCAGATTACACTATCCTTCCCGATACGGAAGACATGTGGGCTACTTTCTCTAATTCCGGTGCTGCTGGAACAGGAACGGGTGGCGGAATTGTTACGTTTACTCTCCCTTCTGCTAAAGTTGGAATGGGTTTCCATTTTCTGGTCCAAACTGCTTGCCGTTTGAGAATTGATCCCGCTACAGCAGATTCAATCTATTTGCCTTCCGCCTCTGCGTACCAGACTGCCGGATATTGGATAGAAGCGAATGCCGTTGGTGAACATATTGAACTTGAATGTCGCACCCTTTTGTATTGGGATGTGAATAGTTACTTTGGAACATGGACAGTCCAGAGCTAAACTAACTTAGCCGATGTTATGGCTGACAGGGGAGGTTGGATTGACCCTCCGCTCCCTCCCCTGTTTTTTAGGAATGAAATGATACAAAGAATGGTTTTGTCGATCAAGACGATAGCTGCCTGTCAAAACAGATGCAGCTTTTGTCCTGTTATACCTTGGATGGAAGAACTAAAAGGTTTTGAAACAAGTCTGGACGATATTAAAAACTTAGTTTATTATAGTGTAGCAGCCGGATATCATTTCAAAAGGATAATATTTTCTGGAGGGGAACCGCTCTTATGGAAACATTTAAAAACAGCAGCAAATATAATTAATCTTTCCGGAATAACTCAGAGCCTATATTTTTATACAAATGCTTTAAAGGTAGATAAAGATTACCTTCCAGAATTCAGAGTAATATGCAGCTTATTCGATAAAGCTGTAGTTTCTCAATATGATAATAACGAAGAAAATGTTAAGCTTATAAAGTCTTCAGGAATACCAAATATTATAGTAATGAACAGAGAAAAATATTATATCACTCCCAAAAATCCTATTCCAGATTCATTGCCGGCAGATTGTGGATGTCAAGCTTTCGGGATGGTTGGAAATAAAATTACACTTTGCTCTTTCCAGGATCACATGATATCATATCAAAATTGGAATAGAAATAAATTTCAAGATCAAGAAGTAGAAATTGGGGAAAATTTCCTCAGTAAATTTGAAAACGTAAATCCTTTTATCAGAGAAATGTGTGCTTATTGCATTGGTAATATAAAGGTTAAAAATGAATTATGAAGTAATTGATCGAGAAGGCAAGGGCGGAAATATCACTATTGGAGATAGAACTCGAATTGCCAGAAGAGGTTCTTTTGATATTAGCGGAACAATATACATTGGAAACGACTGCATGATCTCAGAAGATGTTTTGATCATTACTCATAGTCACGATAAAAAAGACTTTATGAACAGAGATAAAATTAAAACAAATATTCTTACAATCGGCAATAATGTGTTTATCGGAGCAAGAACTATCATCACAGAAAAAGTAAATATTATAGGAGATAATGCTTTTATTGGGGCAGGATCAATAGTAACAAAAGACGTAAAATCGAATACTACTGTCGTCGGTAATCCGGCCAGAGTAATAAAAAAAACGGAGGGTACAAATGATTGAAATGACGGTTGCATTACCAATGTTCAAGGCTGGAAAGATCGCGGAGGTTACACTTGAAAGTCTTTGCGCGCAAAAAGAAATCAATTTTGAATGGGAATTGATTGTTATTGAGGAAAGAAAGGTCGCAAATAATCCATTAGTTTTTGGTAGAAACAAGTTAATGAAGTATAGAGAAAGACTTGCAAAAATTGGCTGCAAAAGAATTAAGTATATCAGTATCGACAAATGGATTCCTCTTTCGCATAAGTGGATTGATATTTACGAAAATAGTTCAGAAAGCTCCAAAGCATTTATGCTTCAGGCTGCTGATTGTTGGGCGCATTCTTTACGTTTAGCTGTTTCTTTTCAGAAGATAGTAAAGGAAGGATTCGATTGGTACCAGCAGGAAAAAGGTTATTTTTATGATATCGGGAATAATGCAATGGCTATTTTTGATTCAAGAAATACAGTAAGCTACCATCCATGTTCCGTAAATATGACAATTCGCAAAGAATTACTGGGAATTTTAGAAAAAGAAGGGGTTGATCATTTTATAGATTCTTGGATGTATAACAGAATTAGACCTAAAAAGGTTTTTGATGATCAAATCTTGTATGAGGACGGGCTTGACATAAATGGCCACAATATAATTTCCCACAATAGAGGTAAATTAATCACAGAAGTAAAGGCTCCGTTTATAAAAACAGATAAAAAACTGGAAGATATCATACCAAATAAGAAAATTATTGATATTCTTAGAAATAGCAGAGAAAAACTTCCGGCAATAAATACCAGATTTCCAGACGTCACAACTGTTGTTTTATGGCATCGGGAGGAAAAGATATTCTTGGGTGCGATGTCTTCAGCAAGCGGTCAGGTTTATCCTGGTGTTCATAAATCTAAATTTCTCGATAATCGTAAAAACGAATTTACCATTCCACAAGGTTTTAATAAACTCGTGGAAGAATGTGATACTGAATACATTAATTTTCTTGGGGACGATGATAAATTATCGAAAGAGATGGTTCTATGTTTAATGATGGCCATTGAAGCCGCAATTAGACATAATCATAAGAACCCTGTTTGTGCAGTAAGCAATATGACGCTTATTGATGCTGTTGGGAATAAATCACCAATGCCTATATGGGGCATAAGTCCAGGAATGTGGAAAACAGAATGGCTCAGAAAGCATCCATTTGATGAGAAGGTTACAGATCATGTAACCTACAACTACCATAAAACCATGCAGGATAAATTCGGAATAGTTCCAATTCATGCCTACTGGAATTTCGGATATTTTTACTATCAAGGTAAGGATAACCTAAGCGGGAATAAATTTGAAACAATTACGGAGGAATCAGATGGAAACAAATAAAGTTTTAAAAGTTCAGGATATCAGCCTGAAAAAAGGTATGCCGGCAAGTTCTAAATTCTTCACCTCAGAAGAATATATGAAATTATATCCAGGCGGAATTAGAAGAAGCAAAAACTTTCTATTTTGTCCTGGGATGTCGGTAGAAATGCCAGAAAAAGAGGCTTTTGCTTTGGTTGCAAAATATGAAAATTTGAGAATATTGGATCAAAACCTTGAACCGTTATCATTCCAAGACGATCTTGACGCTATTGAAAAAATGAAGGATTTGCAAAATGTTGCTGGAACCTATGGCATAGACCTTGTGGATAAAACGAAAGATCAAGTCAAACAGGCAATCAGAGAAGCCAGAGCTGCAGGAATTGATCCTATTCCAATGGAAAAATATCTTGATATAAAAAAGAATGCCCCTTACATTCGCAATAACAAAATCAATTTTCAAAAAAGAATTGATGGGATTGATCCTATAAAAAATCAAGATAAAAAGGCTAAACTACAGCAGTTGATGGACGAAATAGATAACGATAACTTTGAACAAAAGTTTAAAGAAATCAGAGAAATTTTTAGCTCATTAAGCAGGGTAGTAAAGGCAAAAGCTAAGGAGTAACTCATGGCAGACTGGACATTGCTCGAATTAAAGAAAAAAGTTGGACGGACCTGTGGCGATCCGGATGCTTTAACCTATCCAGATGATATTAAAAGTCACATTGTTAATGCTATAGAGTCAATGGCTGAGAATATCGTTGCTATTTCTGATCTTAACAGGTCGCTAAACGACGAAGAAAGAAAAGCATATCAGGAAGTAATCGGATTAGCAGAGTCAGAAATCTTTCCAATGTTAAAGGATATTGAAGGCACTCCAAGCTATTCTAATAAAGTTGGGTTTTATCAATTTGATAATACTATTTTTAAATCAATGATAAGATTGAGAGATGTGCAAGTATCTTCTACTCAAAGCAAAACGTATAACTTTAAGAAGATTAACTCACTAAGAGAATTCAATCGAATTAAAGGCAATCCTCATTTGATGCCAGATGAAGGTGAAGCTGTTTGGTTCAATTCTGGTAATAAGGTTTATATTATGTGGGGTTCAGAAAAAATACTTTCCCTTGTATTCTCATGCCTCGTTAGCCTTAATTATAGCAGTTGGACGGATGCTACAGATTTACTGCAAACATTAGGATTCGGTTCCAATTTCCTGGTAGCGGTCAGCAAAAGAGCTTCATACACTATGAGACTCCAAATTGGCTTAGAAAAGGAGTAAAATATGGCTCAATATAAATTAGAGTTTCAGAAATTATTTGATGAGATTGCTGCACAGTTACCTGAACAACCTCAAAAGAATGAGGTTAGGTTAGCTCTAAATAGGGCATTGAGAAGAATAAACTCTATTATGACTCCAGAGGAAAAGATAATTACAATCACAGGTTCCGAAGGCGGAACAACCATTGGAGATATGACCACAGTTACAATCGGCAATTTAACAGATGCTACTATTGGAGCCTATACCAGGTTTGGAACAGATTTTTCCTATGATTCTACAGACTATTCTCTAAAACTTGATGATTCAATTACGAGAGTTGCAAAGGTATTTCTGGACGATGAAGAGTGGGAAAACTGGCCTTACGAGGTAGTGAAAAATACTTCTAATTCAGATCAGCACATTTATCATTTTAATGGCAGAAATATCTATTTTCCGAAGGATATTGGAGAGTCCTCAGAAGTTATTAAGTTGATCGTGGAAATGTATTTTCCAGAAATCACAGAAGACATGGTACTCGTCCCTCTTACTTATCAAAACATTCTCATCGATGGAGCTATGTATTATTTAATGAGAATTCCAAAATACAGGGATGAAACAAAATATTCGACTTACTTTAATGAAGTTAAAAAATCATTCTTCGACCAAATTGAAGAATTGGAGCAGAAAAATTTTGAGTTAGCTCCAAAACAATATGTGCCGAAGAAGTTCTTTTATAAACAATTTAATGATTAAAAAAAACAGGAGGAAGTAATGAAAACTTCTAAAATTTTAGGATTCGCAGGTGTGGTTTTGCTGCTGATAGTTTTAGCTAACGTCATTTTTGCCGATATCAGCACACAGTATTTCGGAACAATCTACAAACGCTTTTTGGTGTTAAGAAACGATACAACCGCAACAGGGATTAATGCTACAACGCCTGATCGAGTTTATGATGGAGCTTTTACTGCTACACCGATATCAATGTCTCAGGAAGAAGTATTGATTTATGGTGATCTGCAATTACAATTCAGAGACGGAAACCAATTTATACATTCAGATGGGGCAACGTCTTTATTAATTGATGGTAATGCTGATTTAAAATTAACCGGTACAGCAATAACTATGTCAGGAGTCGTGAGTTGTGGAAATTTTATAACAACTGGAGGTGGTTCAAGTGCGATTAACGATATTCCTATTGGGGCTGGTACTCCAGACACAGGAGCGTTTACAACTTTAGCCTGTACGACAATAGCTGCAAGTGGAGCAGCTCAGTTATCTTCAACCTTAAAAGCTGAAGGTAACGTAAGTTTTGATGGTGGAACATTTATTTACAATGAAACTGGAGCTGACCTCGATGCAAGGTTTGAAGGCGATACAGCAGTTAATCTTTTATTTCTTGATGCAAGCGCGGATAAAATTGGGATAAATACAAACACGCCTTCTCACACTCTTGATATTGTGGGAACATTGGAAGTGTCGGGAGTTTCTGTTTTAACTGGAGCAATCACGGCTACAGGCGGATTAGTTGGCGACGTGACAGGTGATTTAGAAGGAGACGTAACCTCTTCTGGAACGTCTGCTTTTACTGTAGTAACTATTTCAAGTACAACTACAATGTCCGGTGATCTTTCCCTGAGTTCTGCTGATATTTTAATGAAGTCAGGAAATGCTATTGATTTTGATGATGATGCAGATGTTACGGGATTTATAAGCAATGCCGACAATAATCTAAGTTTCCTGATAGGTGGAACAAATGAAATTACTTTAAATAATACTTACTTTTACCCTTCTACTAATTTAGGTCTTTCATTGGGAAATCCGAGTTATGCTTGGAATTATCTCTATGTAGCTAATATAGAAACAGCTACTTTAGATGTTAGTACAACCTCACAATTTGACGGAGTCGCAACCTTGACAAGTGGGTTTAACTCAGATGGTAATTCAGATTTTGACGACCTCGTGACTATTTCTGATTTACTTGCTTTTAATGGAACTCCACAGGATATGACGACTACGGCCGCAGAAAATGTAGTAAATGCAACAACAACTATAACTATGATAAGAACAGGCGGTGCTCATGCAATTACTATCGCAGATGGAGTAACGGAAGGACAATTAAAAATCATTAAAATGTACTCAGATGGGGGAGACGGAACATTAGCGGGGGCAAATCTGGTAGGTACAAGCCTTGTATTTGATGATGTTGGTGAATCTGCAATCCTTGGATGGGATGAAGTAAACGGAGTTTGGTATGTGTGGGCCGTAAACGGCGCAACTTATACAGCATAAGAGGGAATAATGCCTAAATATCGGGATTTTTCTAAAGGATTGAATAATGCTAATCCTTCTGATCAAATAGAAGATCAAGAGCTTTCCAGAGCAGAAAATGTGGAATATAATCATTCTACTTATCCGGAAAGAAGACCAGAAATAAAAATATCTGAATTAAATGTTGTTATGGAAAAGCTTAATATTTCTCCAAATGGGAAATACTTAGTTTGGGCTCCAAAGGTTATGCCTATCAATTCATCCGGTTCTTTTGTATATTTCATCTATGATACAAGCTATGTTTTACATTTAGTTTATAAAAATACGTCCGGAACGTGGAATAACCATAATATTAACATAGAAGGAGTTACATATAATGTTGATTCAGTTATTTCATTTGCAAAAACACCGGATAGAGTAGTAATAAATGATGGAGTCAATAAAGCTCATTCCTTTAAAATAGACGAAGATGGTTTATTTATTGAAGCTATTTTAGAATACCCTGCTCCAAAATATGTTCCCAAAATTGATGTAATGCAGGTTTATAATTCTGAATATTTTGAAACAAATTCTGAAGAAAACTATATGGGAGATTGTGGACTCTATCTATATTGCTGGTGTTATGCTGATGAAAATGATAATTTAAGTAATCCTTCACCTGTTAGCGATCCGGTAGATAGACAATTCTTTAGTTATGACACAGATGGTGATGCCGATAAATGGGTTGAATTTATTAGAGTAGGGAATATGAAACTTCCTGCTCTGGATGAAGATACTAAAAAAAGAATGAAATATATTTATCTTTTCCGTAAATATTTTAAGCATTCTGAAGACCTCACAAATATTGATTGGGATTTATATAATGTTTACGAAATCAAAAATTTAGATGATTTCAATGAGTATATTGATAGTTCTGGAACAGCAGAAGGGCAAAGCTTAGATTACGGCAACATTGCTCCTGTAGCAGATCAAGCTTTAGCACAGGGTGATTCAATCTTTCTGGCGGGGTGTAAAACTAAAACTGAATTCCTTTGGGATTTTGAGTGGACATTTCCAATACTGGTTGATAATAAGAGTAATGATAAAAAAGTAAACAGGATTTACAGAATAAGAATTTCAGAAGCAATCGTAGGTAGAAGAAACGGAGTAATTTCTAATCCTTTTATTTTAGCTCATTTCTTTTCTTCAGATACCGCAACAAATGAAAGAATCCGACAACTATGTTTCTTTGCTCAGGACAAAACGACTCCATTAAAATCCATGCTCATAGAGTCCGGAACAAGTACTCAGGGTTTTGGTTATTTTGATGCTTTTATTCAGGTTCCAGAATTAAACGCTGGAGTAAATAAAATATATTTTTGCTTCACTCCATTATATAATATACCGGATAGGGTAGGCATTCCAGTCGAATTCGCAGAAAGCGTGGATAAATTCCGGTATGGTAGAATGTTCATTCCTTACGATCTTGGTGGTACTTTAGTATTTGATAATTGGGGCGCGCAGGTAATGTTCGGTCATGGGCTACTTGAAAACAGCAGGAATATTGTTTGCTGTCCTATGTTTGTCGAGTCTCCAGAAGAAGATGAAATAATCAATCGTTATGATGATGAATGGAATGGTGTTTTAACGGATTGTACGATTGGAAATAAAGAGATTGCGAATGTTCCCTGTTTAAGCAATATTGTTACAGGCGGTACTCCAATCAAAACATTTAATGTGAAATTTGACAATATTAATTCTAAAGTAATATTCGGAGATAATATTGATTCAAATAATGAAGATGATTTTTTGATTAAGTTTAGATATAAATTTAATACTCAATATTTAACTTTAGATATTTATAATCCGTATAGACCAGATTTATATGCGCAATACATATATAATACTATTATAGGTAATACCAATTTTGTGAATAACGATAAAATGGAAGGATGGAGTTTTGGCATAAAAAAACAAAACAATGGGGATGGCACATATACTTCGTACTTTGTACTTTATGTTGGTATGCAGGAAGATGATTATAAGGTTTACGAATATAAATGGATTTATCCATTAGATACTTATTACACAGGGTTTAGAATCTGGAATTTAGATATTGCATTATCAATATCAATTAACAGAAAAAAAGCATGGCTTTATGTTTTAGATGAAAACAATAATCTTCATATTGGAGGAGTTATAAATTTAGGTTTTGAAGATTATCATATAGGCGATAATATGAAGTTGGGATTTGGACTTATTGATACTGATATTGTAGCTTACAAGTCAGTTGAATGGGGTGGCAATAATTACACTGTATATCTTAATCAATGTGCTATACCAAATTCTGCAATAACAGCTATATCTTATGTCAAAAAGCGAACCGTAGAAAGTGTTGCAGTTGCTAAAAATATCGCAAACTCTATGTATTATTCAGATGCAGTTGGCATAATTGGCTATGATTGGGGTGAAACACATAATCTAAATATCAACATTCAAGAAGGATT